CGGAGTATTTGGTGGTAGATTTCAGCCTTTTCATAGTGGTCATTTAGCTACCTACAAATGGTTAAGTAAAAGAGTTGATGAAGCCTACATAACTACATCTAATATCAAACAACCACCAAGACATCCAATGGACTTCAAAGAAAAAGTTCGGCATATGGTTAAGATGGGTATTCCAAAAAATAGAATCATACAAGAGAAGACTCCATATGTGGCAGCTAATCTACTAAAAAAATTCAATCCCGATACCACTGCAGTTGTTTATGCTTTTGGTGCTAAAGATGCCGGTAGATTAAAAGGTGGAACTAAAAAAGGTGGTGGAAAAACTTACTATCAAGATTTTATTAAAAACAAAAACAATTTAGAGGGATTTGATATTCATGGCTACTATCTCACAGCACCACAAGCAGGTAATGTAAGTGGTACACAGATGAGACAACTATTAGGTGATCCCAATGTAGATGAAAAAGAAAGAATAAAAGGATTCAAAAAAGTATTTGGTTATTTCGATAAAGGTGTGTATAATATGATGACAAACAAATTTAGAAAATTATTCGAATCATATGATTTATCAGATGAACTCATTGAAGAGTTTTTACTAGAAGCTACATCCACACCTAACGGAAATTTAGATGATGGGCCTTCGACATTCTATACTGATTACAACACATACAAAGAAACTTCTAAAAAATGGTTAGATTCAATCTATAAAGACGCTGGTTGGAAAGTTGTTGACTATGTTTTGAGTAATGATGCAAAAAATTCAATAACAAAAGAATACAGGTCAGTACCTTTGACTTATTTAGACCACGGACAAGCAGCTGGTTCAACATCAGCTGTAACTAAGTATAAAAAATGGATGGATGGTGTTGTCAAACCTTTGGGTTGGGAAGTTGTTAGTTGGATGGGAACAACAGCGGCTATAAATAATATAATAGGTACATTGTTTGCAGCTGGAGCCGATGAAGACTCTTATGAGATAGAATCCTTATTTGAAAAATTTAATTTAGATAAAGAAGTCAAACTAATATTAGAAGGTGGTGCATACGGACATCTAAATCACCCATTTGATGATAAAAATTTGACATTTTCAGATTTTAGAAAACTAATTATTAATACACTACAGGGAAAACTGGATAGTGAGGGGGCAGTTACAGAAAAAACAGATGGTCAGAATATAATGGTGAGTTGGAAGAATGGAAAACTTATCGCAGCCCGTAACAAAGGACATATTAAAAATTATGGTGCCAATGCATTGGATATAAATGGAATTAAAAATATGTTTGCTGGTAGGGGTGAAATTGAAAAAGCATTTGTTTACGCTATGAGAGATTTACAAAAAGCAGTGGCTAGTTTGAGTGATGCTCAAAAAAATAAAATATTTGATGAAGGTAAAAAATTTATGTCTTTAGAGGTTATATATCCAAAGACTGCAAATGTCATACCTTATGATAAATCATTATTACAGTTTCATGGAACTATTGAGTATGATTCTGCTGGTTCACCAATCGGAGAAGATAGAGGTAGTGCTAGAATGTTGGCTGGTATGATTAAACAGGTAAACCAAGACATACAAAAAGCATTTAAGATTGAAAAACCTTTCATATCACAATTACCAAAAGTCAAAGACTTCAGTAAACGACAAAATTATTTCTTAGGTAAATTGGATAAATTACAAAAAGAATATAATCTGAAAGGAAGTAATACATTAGCTGATTATCATCAAGCATATTGGATGGAGTACATTTACAACGGCGCTAAACAAACAGACTATAAAAATCCAGATAATAGAATTTTAGTAAAGTTAGTTAGGAGATGGGCTTTCTTTGATAAGTCTTACAAAGTGCCACAGATAAGAAAAGATTTAAAAAAATATCCAAAGTTTTTAGATTGGATATTATCAACAGATAAAATGGATCATGCAAAACTACAGAAGAAACACATAAGGGATTGGGAAGTTCTTTTCTTCGAATTAGGAGCAGAAATACTTTCTAATCTTAGTGATTTTATAGCTGCTAATCCTAAAAAAGCTGTACAAAAAATCAGACAAGATTTAATCAAAGCAATTTCACAAGTTAAAAAATCAAAGAATCCAAAGGTATTAAACACATTGAAAACTCAACTAGATAGATTGAATGCTATTGGTGGTTTAAAATCAGTAGTACCATCAGAGGGGATTACTTTTGTATTCAAAGGAAAACTATATAAATATACCGGCGCATTTGCACCAGCAAATCAAATCTTAGGTATGCTAAAATTCGTATAGGAGTAGGTTATGTCATACAGTAGAGAAACAGAAAGACAAAATAAAGCACTTGGAGATTTACTAAAAGGTAAAACTCCTGAAAAAAGAGTAATGGTTGGTTATGAGGGAAAAAAAGAAAAGCCCGGTGATAAGATAAGCAAACTTTCAAAAATTATGGCTGATGCTAGAATGCCGATGTTTTGTCCGAGTTGTGAGAAAGTGATGAAAAAAAGATTAGATGATAAAATGTGGAGTCTTTATGGTCATTGCTTCGATTGTCAAATAAAGTTTGAAAACAAACTAAGAGTAAAGGGTGAATTTGAGGAATGGGAAAAGCAAAAAGTAATAAACAATAAGATAAGTTATATAAAAGACCAAATCCAAGCCATCAAAGAATGGAAAGATATGAAAGCACCCGAATGGTATAACAATGTCGGTGTTAATTATCCTGAATTAGAAAAGGAAAAATGGGATATAAACATTGAAAAGTTTCAAAAAGAAGCAGATGAGGCTTTAGGTAAATACACAGAAGTTTTAGAACAATTGGAGAGCGAACAATGAAAATATGGAAACTAATACTTGGACTCTTAGGTTTAATTGGTGGTCTTTTTGCAGCTAGCGCAGCTAAAAGTAAAGAAGTGAAAGAACTTGAAGAGGTTATAAAAGAAAACAAAAAAGAAGAAAAAAAGGTTGAAAAACAAATAAAAGAATTGGAGACAACTAAAAAAGCTTCAAAAAGAGAAATCGGTAGTTTGAAACGAAAGTTAACAATTAGTAAAAAGAAAACACAAAAAATGGAAAAAGCATTTGACGAAGACAACGCTGATGAGGCAGTGGAATTTCTTCGTAAATTTGCTAAGAAGTAATATGAGATACTTTCTTACAATATTACTAATAGCACCTTTGTTTTCTCAAGATGTAACTCTTACTCAAAAAGAGATGATAAATATTGCCAATAACATCAAAGAATTACAGGCAGACAGTGCTCGTATAGCAAACTCTCTTTCGATATGTGAGGAATTAGTATTAAAGATGGAAGAACAGGCAAAAGTTGATTCACTGTTGTTAGATGCTAAGGATAAACAAATCAATTTATTAAAAACTCGTGATGAGATGAATGAAAAGTTAGTGGAGTTAGTAAAGCCAAAATGGTATGAGAGTCAATATCTTTGGTTGGGAATAGGATTTATTTTAGGAAAGATATAATGAAACCACAAGTACTAAAAGAAGTAATAAAAAAAGAATATACAAAGTGTGCTCAAGATCCTGTATACTTCCTAAAAAAATACTGTGTCGTTCAACATCCGATGAAAGGGAAAGTACCATTTCATTTATATGAGTATCAGGAGAAAGCTTTAGGTACTTTCGAAGAACATAGATTTAATATTATCCTAAAAGCTCGTCAGTTAGGTTTATCAACATTGACTGCTGGTTACTCACTTTGGATGATGACATTCGGACAAGATAAAAATATTTTAGTAATTGCAACTAAACAAGATACTGCAAAAAACTTAGTTACAAAAGTAAGAGTGATGCACGCCAACTTACCCTCTTGGTTGAAACAAAAATGTACTGAAGATAACAAACTATCCTTACGATATAAAAATGGTTCACAAATTAAAGCAGTCTCAAGCGGAGAAGATTCTGGTCGTTCTGAGGCTCTTTCATTATTAATATTGGATGAGGCTGCTTTTATTGATAAAATTGAACCGATATGGGCTGCTGCTTCACAGACATTATCTACTGGTGGACAATGTATCGCATTATCTACTCCGAATGGTGTGGGTAATTGGTTTCACAAAACTTGGGTGGGTGCCGAAGATGGAACAAATGATTGGAACTTTATTAAATTACATTGGAATCTACATCCAGAAAGAAATGAAGATTGGAGAAAAGAGCAAGACAAATTATTAGGTCCATCATTAGCTGCTCAAGAATGTGATTGTGATTTTATAACTTCAGGACAAACAGTCATTGATGGTGTGATACTCGATGAATATAGAGAAAAACAATGTCAAGACCCATTAGAAAAAAGAGGAGTTGACAGTAATCTTTGGATATGGCAACCACCGAATTATACCAAAGATTATGTACTAAGTGCTGATGTCAGTAGGGGTGATGGCTCGGATTACTCTGCTTTCCACGTTATGGATATAGAAACTATGGAACAGGTAGCTGAGTATAAGGGTAGGATGTCTACAAAAGATTTTGGTAACTTATGTGTTAATGTTGCTACAGAATATAATAACGCTTTATTGGTTGTTGAGAATAACAACATAGGTTGGGCTGCTCTACAACAATGTATCGATAGAGGTTATGAGAATTTATTCTACACAAGTAAAGATTTAAAGTATGTAGATACCGAACATCAGATAAATAATAGATACAGAACTCAAGACAGAAATATGGTAGCCGGATTTAGTATGACTATGAAAACAAGACCATTAGTAATATCTAAATTAGAAGAATATTTCAGAGAAAAATCAGTAATTGTTCGTTCAAATCGATTAATTGATGAATTGTTTGTATTTATATATAACAACAATAAAGCTGAAGCGATGCAGGGATATAACGATGATTTAGTTATGAGTTTTGCTTTGACTCTTTGGGTAAGAGATACTGCATTAAGATTAAGAAATGAAGGAATAGAATTAACTAAAAAAACTTTAAGTGGTGTAGCATCACAAATGATACCACAAAAACCAACCAACAAAACGAACTCTTGGGAAATAGAAGTAGGACCCAAT